TATTTACCCATTCTAACTGCTTCTTATATTTTTCTGGCTCTAAATTCTTAAAATCAAGCCCTTCTTTAGCAAAATCAAGTTCTTCCTTTGTCTCGTCATATTGCGCTTTTAATTCATTATATCCTCGTCCTTGCTCACGAATGGTCGCTATATCTTTCGCTTGCTTTTTCTCTACCGCATTCACCTTTTCGGCATAGTCTCGCGAACTCTTATACAAATCCGTAAACAGCTTGTCATTCTCACTCTTTATTTCCTTGTTGGCCTTCTGATAAGCTTCCACATATTTCAGCACAGGACTGTATGCCTCGGCATTGTACCCATACGCTTTCTTTATCTCTTCCGAGTTCATTCTTAACACATCGTCCCAGTTTTCCACACCCGAAGGCGTATTGTGAGTCATGACAAACCCCAATTTCGCATACAAGTCTTCCGCCATGTTCGCACCCGACTTATTGCTGTAATCTTGTCCGAACGCAAAACGCCCAGCGAGTTCTCTCGTAAACCCACCTTCTTGCAGCGTCTTGAACCTCGACCAAGCATCGCCAGCCCTCTCCAAGGCCGACTCCAATGTCTTCACCTGCTCGTCAAGCTTGTCCTTGTCCACTTGGAACGATATGTCAAATTTTTCTCGCTCTATTTCGTCTATCAGCTTTTTCAGCGCGTCGCTGTTAGGCTTTATGCTGCCCTTCAGCTTCACAAGCATATTCTTATAGGCCGCTACAAATTCCTCTCGGGTCTTTGCAGCATTTGGTATGAACTCTTTCTTGAACAGACCGCTGTTTCTGATTTTATTCAAAGCACCCACGTCGCCATACAAGTCACGAAGCTTCTCAAACACATCTTTCACACGCTTCAGCTGGTTGTATTCTTCTTGCTTCTTTTTCTCATACTCTCTTAGCTGCTTCTCTTTCTCTCTTTGTTGCTTCTCCCTGGCTCTGCGTGCTTTTTCAGCAGCTTGGGTGTCTTTCTTGTTTAATTTTGTTTCAGTCTCAGACAATGCCCAAGGATTTACTCTTCTGAGTGCCTCCTTGTTCATCTCAATGTTATTCTCTAAATTCTTTATTTCCTGGTCATTCCTTTTATTCTTCGCTGTTACAGTTTTCAGATACCGCAATCTTTCCGTGTCACGCTCTATGTTCGCCTGCCAGCCTTTTATCATTTCGTCTGTGCTCATGGCAGGGTCTGTCGGCGCAAGGTGTGCGTATTTCACAGAATCACCAGAACCTGTCGGGAAAGCCGTGCGAAAGGTCTCTTGCGCATTACTTACCACTACGCTTTGTGGCGTGTTCAGCATATTAAACCGTATGCCAATCCTAATCATCAACTCGCTCGATGCAGCATTACACATCTGTCGCAGCTTAGCCTTGTAACCATCAAATTGTTGCGGCAACTCGTCTATCATTCTGTTTATGGCTTCCTTTTGCGACTGGCTGAATCCTTTCGACAGGTCTTTCCCCTCAAAGAGCTTCTTAGTCTTTTCTTGCATCAAGTCCATCAGTGCGTCCATCGAAACGCTTTGCTGCTGCCATGTCGCATCACTCGAAGCCCTGTACTTGCTCTCCATTTCAGCTATCATGGCCTGTGTCTCCTCTGCACCAAGTTTGTGAAGATTAGCATAGTCCTGTATGTACGACACCATCTGCATGTGCCCAGCGTCAGTCAATGTTGACACTTTCTCACTCGAGTCTGCATTCAACCTTTCCATTATGACAGCGGAGGCAGATTCCATGTCTGAAGCGAACGTATTATATTGCTTCTCGCTTTCTTGAATAACATCTGCCAGATCTTTCATGGAGCTGTTGTAATAGAACTCTATAAAAGGATTCCTTTGGGTGTTGGGATATTTAGCGTTAAAATCTGCTATTGATTTCACAAAGCCCTTAGAGTCACCAATCCCCTTATAAAATTCAAGCTCTCGCTTCAATTCTGCCAAATCTTTCCTATACTGCTTTGGCCAATTATTCTGATTTATTCTTGCCCAATGGTCACCTTGTTCGTCAAACCATTTGTCCATATCGTCCTGCGACACCTTCACAGACTCTTTCTCCACATCTCGCAGCGATTGTACGTAATCCTTCACGTTCTGATGCAACTGGTCATCTGGACCCCAGTCGTCTGTCTCGTCGTCTATCGCGTCCGACACCGAAGCCGCATTCAGCTTTACCTTGTTCGCAGCTTCGGCAGCTTCTTCTGCCTTTTGTTTCAGATATTTCAACCTTTCCGCCATATCTGTTATAGTGTCCGCATGGTTCAAGGCAAAATCCACATTTATTGGCGAGTTGCGCAACTGCTCGGTATAGGCGTTCACAAGGTCTGCTATTTGCGTTTCATTCTTTGAACTTATCGCTATTTCAATCGGGTTCGCGTCAACAAAGTCTTTCAGTTCCTTGTAAGCTTGCTTGAAGCCCTCCATGCTGTCTTTCGCATGGTCCTCTCGCATGTTCTCGTCCTCCTTGTAGTTCGCCCACAGGCTGAACGCAGCTGTCAAGGCAAGCATCGGCCACATCGACACAAGCATGGCCTTAATCGCAGAACCTGCCATAAGGGCAGTGTTCCTTATTGACAGGAAAGCCATTTGCGCCCTTACACCAAGCATCTTCATTCCAACACCACACTTGGCAAAGCTTAATGGCATCTGCTTTAGCTCCTTGTTCAGACCAACCATCCTGGTCCTCAAATTCTCGGCAGGAGTTATATACTTAGCTATCCAATCCTTGTCTTTGGCACTTATTATCCGCTGGCCTGTCGTGGGGTCATATTGCGGCGCGCCCATATACAAGGGGGTAAGGTTGGCGGCACTCTGGCCTTTCAGTATCAGTCTGCGAGCCTCTCGGCCAGCCGCTCTCCGCTCTCTATGGGTGGCTCCGCTGTACCACGAGCCATCTTTCCTCTCAAAACCTTGTGAAATATTCTTCTTGTTTAGCGCAACAACAAGCTCGTTATACGCCTCAGTCTGTGCTCTAACCGCTATGGTCTGCTGCTTTATAATGGCCGAAGTCGAAGCCGCACGCTGGCTCATAAATGCAGCCACACGCCCCTTGGCCGCGAGCAAACCGTATGCTGCGACCGCACCCATTATCACGTTTCCGTACAATTTCCAGTTTAATATCGCTTTCGTCAGCAAGGAAATTGCACCTTTCAACACACCCTTGTTCGATGTCTCTAATTCCGAGTAGGCTATCTCTATACTATCTTTCAGGTTCGACCACTTGCCAGCTACGCTGTCGCTAAGCTTCTCCTGCATCTTGTAGAACTTGCCGCCCTCGCTCGTATACTTGTCTATTATCTCCTTTACATCTTCAAAGCGCACTTGCTTTTCCGACACCATGTTATACACATCGCCTGCCGAAATTTGCTGACCTCTTTCCTTGGTGTATTTGTTGGCGAGTTCTTGCACAAGGGGTATACCTGCCTCCGTAAATTGGCGCAACTCAGGGCCTTTCAAGAACTTTGCAGTAAACACCTGGCCGTAGGCAAGGATTACACGGCCCATGTCCACACCGATACCTGCCGACAAGTCTGCCAGCCGCTTTGTCGTGTCGTATATGTCTTTATATTCAAAACCGAATGAGGCAAGCTGCTTCGTAAAATTCGTCAGTTCACCAAAGGTAAAGGGCGATTGTACTGCAAGGTTCTGTATCTTCGCATACATCGTATCGGCCTTCAATTTGCTGCCGAACAAAGCTCCGAGCGCAATCTTCTGCTTTTCAAACTCGCCACCTATCTGTATCAGATTGTCCAAAAACTGCTTTGCGCCATATATTGAGAATATGTTCTGCAACTGGTCACGGAGCCAGCCGCCTCTGCTGCCAACATTCTGCATCTCGCTTACAATGTTGCGCAGGTCTCTCGCATATCCGCCAGCATTCAGCTTGCTCAATTTTATGTTCGATGCCACCTTGTCTATCTGACGCATCTTGGCATTCAGCGCATCTACCGCACTGTTCAACTTGCTGAGTGTCGCAGGGTCGGCCTTTGTGCCATTTATCGCATTCGACCTTATCTCGTGCCTGTATCTTTGCACGTCTGCTATCAGCGGCTTTAGCGTGTTGTAAGCATTATCTCTTGCCGCACTGCCAATCGGAAAACTGCGGTTTACATTGCGTATGTAGCCAATAGCACTCGACAATGGCTCTGAACTCTTTTGCAATGGCACACGCAACGCGGCTCTGTTAGCCGCTGCCACACGCGCTTGCTTGGCATTTTCCGCATTCAACGCCTTCAACTGCGTGGTGGCCGACGCAGCTGCCTTGTTTATTTGATTGTAAAGCAGTGGCGCACGCGTCTCCTTGTTCTCAACCCTTTTGGCGTTTTCCAATGTCTGCACATAACGGCTAAGTGCTGACTGCGCATTCTTCAACTCTGGCGACAGCTGACCACCCTTTGATGTGTACGCGCTTATCTTAGCCAAGGTTTCTCTCGCCTTGGCCAGTGCGTCTGCATTCTTAAAGGCATTCTTAATATCCGATTCTCTGCTCGCACGTTGTACAGCCCTTTCCTTTTCCAAAGCATTATAGCGTGCAGAACCTTTCTCGGGCAAATTCCTTACCGTCATCACACGGTATGGATTTTTCAGCATTTGTCTGATTCCTTCTACATAACGTTGCTGACCGCTTTCGCTTTTCAAGGAATCTTTCATGCTGTTTATCGCAGCAATACGTGCTTGCATATTGGCACGCTTGCGGCCCTTCATGCTATTCACATAGCGTTGCATCTCCGCTA